TGGGGATACTGATTGATTCTACCATATACGTTACCCGGATTATACAATTCTGGTACATTGCCAGTCATTTCATCAAGCTTCTGTTTTTTAGTTCCATCAAATTTCAGAGCTGCATATAGTTTCATCCATTCTCCTGTGTGGCGTACGATCTCCTGACCATTGATTGTGATTGCAACATAGTCAATAAGATTGTATCCTATATTTCGTATCCACTGAAATTCGTACCCAATTCCAGTAGAGTTTGGATTGATATATGAAGGGGGTGTTCCAACAATAGGAACTACAGGTGAATAGATTGGTGGAAGAGTAAAATTTAGATAACAGTCGTGAAGCAATTGTGCATTTCTTACAACCTTTGATCGTAGCGTAAGTTTTCCCACTGGTGGAAGAGACAAATTTGATGTTAGAAATTGCAATTTAAATTGCTCCATGGCAAACTCTGTATGACGTTTATAAACTGACCGAAAGTGGGTAAAGGATGGGTTTCCTGTCACAAGCTGATCTTGTGCTCCTTTGCCAACTAATTGCATCAATCCACCAGTCATCTTATTTCATTAACCACAACTATTCTATAGGCTTTTATCCTCTTTCCGACGCTGATTTGGTAGAAACTATTCTGCTTTTGCATTTCACACATATATCATCCTTGCCCATAATAAATGATGGAGTAAATGATGGGTCTGTGCAAATGCATATTTTATTAACGGTAAGAGTCTTGCCCATACCAGGCTCACCTCTATCACTCATTACAACATAATCTGACGTCTGAGCAGATTTAAAAAATGTCCAGTCTGATGCAGTACGCCTATATTTTCCAATTCCAAATCCTGAAAATACATCAATAGATCTTCCGAGACTAGGATTGGTAACATCTGAATTGTTGGCAATCCGTTGATTATAATTATACATGGTACGAAGTTTTAGAATACGAGTATAATCCGATGCTGTCATATTGCGCGGATTATTGTTGGCATTTGACATGGTACTTGTACCAGTATTCGCTAGTGAAGGAGATTGACCATACGGCATTTATGAAACTACTGAGGTAAAAATCGCTGAGAGAATATAATGGTAGAACATTTTGTTACTACAGGAATACACAAAGATACCGAAAAACTTGGTTCAATTTCTAATTATATTAATAAGCTATGCGTTGGTAGAGAGAAGGCTCATCATATTTGGACCGAAGAGACTCCTGCAGAAATTCATAAACAGATTGAAGAAGTCCGAACAAGTCATGATGTTTTAGATGTAATTAGAAAAGCATTTCCAAACAGTAGAATTTCCAATGTAAGAGAGGCAGATGAAATTTATTGGGCTGTATCGCCAAAAGATGCCAAGGGCAGCGATAGATCACTCGTAGATTGTCATTATGATGCGCCATTTGCCATTCTTCCTACTAATTCAACATATTATAGAATCATAATCGCATGTAATGAAAATAATGATGTTATCACACAGTTTCCTAGTGAAAAGATTGAAGTTAAGATGAATACAGGAGATTTTCACGGACTGGATTACAACACAGATTATCACTGTGTTGAGGGTTCAATTCCTGCCGGAAAGTATAGAGTTCTGTTAAAACTCCACTATATGATAGTTCCAAATAATTTGAGCGATGGCGATATGATGGTTAATCTAAATTATTTCTTAAACATAACTTGGACCAAGCTTTCCAGATGGTTTATGAGGGTATCTGCAGAACCTCAGAATCCAATTGAGTATGGAATGGGAGGTATTGTAAATGTCTCAAGATTTGTATTTAATGGTATTTCTGTTACTCAATTTTTTGTAGGAGGTGCGATGTTGGTATCTCTTTTTTTCTTTAGAAAACAAATACTTAAATTTGGATCTAAACTACTGAGGTAAAAAATCGGATTTCTCCAGGAGCCGTTCGTATGCCTAGTCTTATGAGACGTTTCGTATCTTCAAAAGACAGAAAATCAAAAATTTCATTGGTATCGGGATCCAGTATAAGCATCATTCCCTTTACACGAATCTTTTGCAGTCTTCTGGCCTTGCGAATGACGTTTCTCATATACAAGGTGTCTCGTTCATCAGATTCAGATGAAGGTTTGAATGCAAGATCTTCACTTGTAGATGTAGTATCAAAACGCATACATTGAATGATTGGCTGTTCTTTGGAATGTAATTTGCGATGAATTTCACAATCGATTGCAGATTGTTTGAGGATAAGAGCTATATTTTTGATAATGCGAGACTTTCTATACGAAATTTCGTAAAGATATTCGTCGGAACTCATGAAAGCCTGTTTAGGTTCACCTCCTTCATAACGTTTCAGGGACATATCATTGCGGCGAATAGAAACAATGTTTGGCCCTTCATTTGAAGTTGATTGTGCTTCAGTAAATACTGATAAGTACATTTGGACCTTGACAGTTCTATCTGGGACTTCAAGCTTAGCATGAGAGCAAATGCGAATAGCTCGACCAATTACCTGATCTATTCTTGCGGGATTCCAGTATGCTTCCATAATATAAACGTTTCGTACATCGGCCAAGGTAATACCTTCAGCACCAGCAGAAGAGGCCATGAAAATACAGAGACGGTGTTTTGTTATAGAATCCTTGAGTGATTGAGGAAAGGTATCTGAATAATCTTGGTTAAAAATTTGGCGATAAATTTCACGCTCTTCTTCTTCACCACCAACGAAGAGTGCATAGGCAGGAGCATCGGTCATTGCAGGATCTTCCTTCCAGGATTGACCGTCCTTTATGATTCTATAACGTTGGAATCCATTTGCTTCAAGGATTGCTCCAAAGATACCAAGACCTTCCAGTGTTAGATACTGTGAATATACAAACTGGTTTTTATAACCTTCAGAATTTGCTTTTAAGTCTGTTAACATTCGGGCCATTTTAGGTGAGAACTTTTGAAGTCCTTCTCCTCTAAAATAACGTTCTGGATCCTTCTTGAGTGTTTCAAGAACCTCTGGTTTTTCAATCTTTGTTTCCTCTGTAGTTTCCTCGTCGATGGTTGTTCGTAGCTCAGGAGGAACAGCATAATTGCAAACAAGACGGGATGTCATTCTGAATGAACCAAAATTATCGTCCATTTCATTCTTCATTCGCGCCTGTCTTTTCTCTCGCTCTACTTCAGCCCATCTTGCTTCCAGATAACGTAAGAACTGCTCATCGGACATAGGTATTTTTACTAAGGTCGATTCTTCGTCGAGACGCTTAGGTAGAAGGCGGTCATCTGCTCCCTTGTAGTATGAAACCAGTCCTTGAATTCTGTGAGCAAATAAAATTGGATTTTTGATTGAAAGACCATCGATAAAGGTATTTACGAATACTTCAAAATCAGTAGGAAGACATTGTAACTCTTCAACCAAAAATTTATCTTCTTCTGCAAGCTGTACGCCAGGGAAGGTCTCTTCAAATTTTGCTTTCCAAGTTAATACCCATTTTTTAATGTCTGGGTCTTGTTCAAAATCTTTCACATATTTAACTGCAATACGTTCTCCCTTTTCATTGTATTGGCTTTCAAAATGGGGAGGATTACGAGTTAGCATAAAAATGCGCTTAACAGAATTGTATTCTATAGTGTCAACATCTGGTACATGTCTAAAGAATGAAGTCATCAATCCCTCATCCCATGTAACAGCTGACTTGGAGGGAATTGAAATTCTCTCGATGGGCCCTCTCAAAAGATTCATTAGATAAGCAATCTCATTAGGTCTGTTGATAACCGGAGTACCAGATAGGCATACCACCTTTGAGTTTTTGGCCTTATAGATCATGTCGTACAGTTTTGCCTTGATGAGACGTTCATTAACTACGCTTCCAATTAAGTTGTGAGCCTCATCAATAATTATAACCGAGTTATCAAAGATATCGAGCTTATCGGGAGGAAGAACTGAATCAATATTTCTGGATGAAAGACCATTATAGTTAATAAACGTAAACCGCTGTTCTAGAATATCATCTATCTGCGCTCGAATTAAATCCTGGGTTACCTTATCTAATGTCCTAAAGTTAGCCGGGCGATCTGCAACGGTAACAAAATATTTACCCTTCGCATCTAAATATTTTTCAGATACTCCCATGCTCTTCGCTTGCTCTCTGTCTTCCGCCGATCGAATAGATTTGGATTCCCAGTGTTGCTCATATGCATAAATTGGGTCCCCACATTTGCGAATCTCACCACGATAGTTCTCCTGTAGAGAGGCTGGTAACATGATAAAGACCTTTTTGTTAGACATTAATGACTCTGCGACTGCAATAGAGGTACACGTCTTACCAGAACCAAGACCGTGATACAAGAGAATACCTCTGTAAGGAGTTTCGATAAGAAGATAATCTCTTACCAGTTTTTGATAGGTAAATAGCTCTCGTGTATTGGCTGATCCACTTCTCTTTCTACATAAATCTTCTTCTGCATCAAGAGGGTCGACGTCGGTGTTTCTGTAGTTTGCCTTTAGAAAGATTCGTGTGATCGAATCTGAAAAAGCTTTACGATTTGGTAAAACGTACATTTCCTACTTATTTTTGGAAAGGAATTGATAATGGAGGCAATAATTCGCAAAAACCCAAAATTATGGATGGTGGCATTCTATCTATTTTTTGTAGCTGGGTTTCTATTTGTAAAGCCAAGCATCGCCTTTGGTCAACAGGGGCGAGTACGACCCTTTGGTGTTGGTAAGCGGGAATGCACTGTTTTTCCGGTTTGGTGGTGGATGTTCATTTTTGCAGTACTATCATATACATTGGTTGCATTTTTACTAAATTATGACTTCTGAGCATTTGCTTCCTTTTGAATTTCTTTTTGGTGAAGTTCAGCTAATAACTTCTTCTTAAATTCTGTCATCTCTTTTAGATCTGGATTGCATACAACAGCTTCTGTTTGATGTATATTCCATACAGATGTAATCCAAAATATTATCATTGTAACGTAACCAACGCCCACAATATTAGACTTATCTGTAGGTATTCCAAAGGATTCCAATGTATTTGAAAATGGAGATCTGATGAACTGAAATGCAGCCGCCAGTGCATAAACTAATGCTGGAGCCGTTGCAGAAATGAACCCCTGTTTTGTGTGTTCTGTCAAATTTCTCTTGGAACACTGAAGTTGACTGGAGAGTAGCGAAATGACAAATCCTGTAATACCAAGAACTAAAAATACTGCTATAGTCGAAAAGCCTAATAATTTCCAGTCCATTCTATTGCTTGTCAGCAAGAGTTTCGTATATCGAAACTTTGCGACTTAGTTCTTCTATCATAGATATACGTTCCGCATAGTGTGGTCTTGTAATAGATGTAGCCTCTTTTAATGTTTTCCACTCCACTGCAGAAATTTCTCTTGATTGCATGGGGGTCATCTTCTTAGAAATATCTATAAATTTTGAAGACTTTAGGCATGCCACGAAGTAAATATGCTTGTATCTTATATTGTTCAAGGCAGTGAATACTTCTGTAAACTCTAAATTAGGTATAATTTTGTATGCTTCCTCTGGAATGTTTGTTTCCTCATTAAACTCTCGGATTGCACACTGTAGGTCTGTTTCTCCTCTTGAACGACGACCCTTAGGAAACCCCCATTCCGCTTCGTTGAATGAACCTGTATCACATAAAATTGTTGATTTATCAATACTATTAAATTTTGATTCTGCAATTTCAAATTCCCCCGAGTTCTTGTCTCTACTATTTCCCCAAAGCTTCGACCATAGGGTTTCAAAATCATTTCTTACGATCAACATTTGCTCCTGCGATGTCATATTTTCAATAAGTCTACGGATATACTCCTTATCGCTGATCTCAAACTTTCCCCGAACAAATTCCATAAAACACATACTCACCTTTCTCCTCACCATTAAGACACTTAACTCCTTTGGATCACAAGGTAGGGTTAGTGGTTCAAATATACCTCGAAGAAGAATTATTCCACACGATATAACAGGCAATGAACATGATCTAAATAAATGACCTTCCAGCCCACAGTTATTACAATACATTGGTTTGTTACTCATTTCACTGTTCTATCTTCCGTTTTTTACTTCGGTGTTTCTTACAAATGAGTTGGTTCGGATCAAAACCTACAGCTCCTGCTTTGGCTCTACCATCAGCTCCAAAGATTGATTACAATGCAGCGAAATTTGATGCATCTTACGTAGAGAAATTGGCAACTGATTCAGCATCAGCCGTGGCGGCTGCACAGAAAACAGCCGTTGAACAGTCTAAGGCTCTACTGAGTGCAACAGGTCTCAGTGTAACATACCGATGGGTAATAATGTTTTTAGGAATAGCAGCAGTTGTATCTCTTGCAATCGTCTTGTACGATGCATTTGCACCAGATAGCTGGCCTAATATCTTTTTCAGTAAAAGTAAGGCCTCAGGAAGTTCACCACCTCCGCCTGCATCAAATACGCCTACGTTGACTATTCAAAAGGCAGCATATGGCGATGGCACCACCGTAACAGATGTTACTGCAAACTTATCAGCAAAAGTAGTTGGTGGAACTACACTACCGGGATTTGTTGTTGGACCAGGAAATGTGGGACTAAATGAAAACCCTGTTCCTAATGTAACAAATACACTTTATGTAACGTGGTA